CCAATGAACGACGTTCTGAAGTGGCGTTGGAATATGTCATCGAGGTTGTTTCAGCGGAAAGGAAGTACGCTGGAATGCCTGCTGCGCGAGCAATTTCCAACGCCACATATTGACGTGCCTCTACTAGTTGCAAAGCCTTTGGATCAAATCCAACTGATTGCATTTCTACATCTGCATTTAAGAATGCTGTTGAACGTGTAGCGCGAGCAGAGCGCCATGCTTCTAGTAACTTTCCAATTCGCTCTGATGTTAGGTTTGTGCCATTTGATTTTAAGACCATTGACGGGACTGGCTCTTTTGCATAGTTGAGTGCAGCCTTCTCGAGTTCTACTGCTGCTGCAACTGTACGGCCTGATCGGTTTAAGAAACCTTCGTCGTACCCGTCAAATCTAATAATTGATCCAATGCCTGCAATTGGAGCCATCTTGCCATCTACTTCATAACCTTCAATGGCAGTCATATTGAAATTAAACTTTTGTGAAACACGCTTTGGATCAATGCGAGTCCATGCTCTTACTTTTCCATCTTCTGCATAAGCATCAAGGACTAAACCAAAGCCAACACCGTATAACCAAATATCTTCTGCAAGCCAGTTGTAAACTACGAATCCTGAAACTCGTGGGTCTGGTTGATTGATAACTCTCAAAGGCTCAACGTGTTGTCCTGTCATGCGATTGTATTGCTCAAGTGGTAATGAACCGATTGTGCCACAAATAATGTTGCGAGCTCTTGAAACTGCTGGCACTGACATTGCAGTTGCACGATCAATAGCAGTAGGAGCATTCATCGCTCCGTAAAGAGATGAGGAAAGATTGAAAGGCGTCAGTGAGGCTTCGACATCAACTGTAATTGGCGCAGGAGTCGAGCGAGCAAACAAATCGAATAGTCCCATTAGCACTAATTGTACCATATGTCCGAATTATCCGATTACAATATCATCCTCTGATTCTGGACGTGTCGCAAAGTGGGAAACCATAGCCATGCCAACGGCTGCACAGATTGTAGAGTTTGAGACCTTACGACCTAGATACCAGCCTCCATCTTTGAAAGGTAACTTGACAGCTGATAGGACTTGCTTTGTCAATTCTGCTTGGTCTCCATGCAAAAGCCTCTGAGAGATAATTGCCGAAAGCATCTCGTCGCACGCCTGACCATAAACTGCCCCATCTATTGGAGTTGTCGGAATACCTGCTGGTGCAAGCCTTGCAGCGACCGCTCCCGCTGTTTGACGAGAATAAGCAACAGTCTCTACAGAGTATTTGCGAACCCAATCGGCAATGGAGTTAGCCATCTGCTTATCATCAAGATTTACAGGATTCTCATAGGTATCTAATAACACAACAATGAACTTATCGCCTTCGACTCTTTGGGCTGCTAGTAATGCCCCCGCTCTGCGATCTGGTGAAAGGTCAATAGCCATCCACGTTGTTTTTTCTTTATCAAGTTTGGCTTTATCTGATAAGCAAGCAGTCCATGAGGAAGGCTGAATAGCAGGATTGATAGTTGCTACCCATTGACATAAAAGTTCTGTTCTAACAATGTCCTCAGAGTCCATCATTGCAGCCTCAAGATTTTCGATTGAGATTGTGTGGCCTAAAGATGGGTTTGCTTGAGCCCAGGCATCACGATCATCTATCTTGCAACCTGGTTCAGCCGACCATTCAAACCAACCAATCTTGTCATCTGCCCCACCCGCAGCAGCTAAGCCTCTATCTCTAAGTCTGTTAAGAATCACGGAATGTTGATGACCAGCATTGCTAAAGATTAAGGTTTGAGGATTAGGAGTTGCCATCTGTGTATATCGCAGGGCAGACCAAACCTCATCATCTGTAAACTCTCGAACCTCATCCATGTAAACAGTATCGGGAGCGGCAATACCGCGAGATGCTGAGTTATTGGCTCGGACTAAGTAACGCTCACCAGTTGTCAGCTTGATTTCCTGTGAACCTTTGGATTCATACTTCTTGCCAAAGCGATCTGATAGATGAGCAAAGGATTGAATCGTGTCATCTATCTTCCAGAAGATTTCAGATGATGTTGTCAGTTTGTGAGCTGTGTGAACCTGCAACTTCTGCTCTAGGGCATACATGCGCCACAGAATCATGAGCTGCATAAAGGTAGATTTGCCATTCTGACGGCTGATAATGACCCCAGCCTCCTTAAAATACCACTTGCCATTGTCGGTAACTTTGCAAAGTTCATGGGCTAAGAATTGTTGCCAAGGAAGCAGCGTGAAGCCAATAGACTCACAGAACTCTATGAAATCTATGCCTAGAGAAGGCAAATCCGGTGATTTAGTCCATATGCGAGGCTCTACCACACCACGGTAAGCCTTCTGAGGCCCTTCTGAGCCCTTTACAGCCTTATCTGACATCTTATGACCTATTCATCCTGATAGTGGCTTATTTGCTCATTTTGCGGGGTAAAAGCCCCAGGGAGGGTCATGGGTGTTGTAGCACTATCAAAAAGCCTACCCCCCTTAGAGAAGTTGCACGTTCTGCATAAGACTTGCAAATTGCTATCCATATCACTACCACCTAGCTTGCGAGGTATGATGTGATCTACAGTATCACCTTCAAGCCCACATCTCTGGCATGTACTCTGATCTCTACGCAGTATGCGCTCTCGTATCTTTCTCCATTGATAACTAGAGCCATTCGATAACGCACTCTTCTTCAATGCCAGCCCTTATCTTTGAAGTGTTGCCATGCTATGCAAGGCTCACCATATCTGTGACTTATGTAGTCTAAACCCCATTGTACTTGGTCATAGCCATTAAGTGTGGATAGATAGATGCTTCTACCTTGTGGTATTCCATAGTGTGATCCATTAACAGCATTTGGATTCCATGCTGATTCTTTACCATAGAGAGCTGCTAAGCATTTATATTCTTTATAGTTAAAGTCTAATAGATAGAGAGAATAAGTCTTGTAATCAATATATTCTTTGGAGTTAGTCGAGCCTGCTGCCGTAGGAAAGCATAGAGCTATCCCAATAGCTACTAGCACCCCGCAAGCTACGCCCCGAAGGGGCTTGCGGTGAGCCTTTGAGAGGCTCTGCGCCGTTAGCGTACCATGGCTGTCAAATCCATTTATTTCATTTGTAAAAGTGCTGGTCAGAACGGCGTGTCGTTTCATGAGTACCCCCTGTGGATAACTTTGTGGATAACTATTTGTTTGTTACAACCGCATTGTGCATCTGTATCCCAATTTTATGAGTATAGGCAGGTGGAATGGACTCTACTAATTCAGACCAGATCATCCAATCAATACCCATTGCCTCATTCGCCTCAGCCATTGTCTTAGCGGTGTGACCACCATTTGGAATCTCATCACGCATTGAGCCATAGACACCAATCGGTCTACCTTGATTTTTATGTAAACAATTAGTGCCAGTTAATTGCACATTGGACTCAAATAGCCTGTGCCGCCGAACCTTCAACAGGAAAGCCGACCCACAAATTTGGACAGGATTGATCAATGGCGCGTTAGGCACATTCTCAATAACATAAGGCTTGCCAGAAGCAATCAAAGCCTCACGCACCTCTGGGATCATGTCGATCTTGGTAGTGCTTTTACCTTGAGCGTTGCGTAGATGCTTGGTCGCTGAGTGTGTCTGGCATGGTGGACTAGCAGCAATAACATCGAATTGTGACAGGAAATCTAGATTTAGATAATCCCTGACATCGCCTCTAATGTATGTGTGGGGGTAACGCTTGCCATGCTTTACATCTATGCCAGTCACCTCAAAGCCAGCTCTGGCATAGCCCTCACTTGCCCCACCTGCACCACAGAATAGGTCTAATAGTTTCAATCTTTACCCCATCCAGTTCCTTTGAAGATTGCCCCTACTGGACTGATTACTTTAGTCATCGGCTCATTGCAATAAGTACATAAGATTGTGGGTTTGTCGTGCCAGCCATGATGCAGCTCATTCTTTAATCCGCATCTTCCGCATTTGTAATCGTAGGCTGGCATGTAAGACATCTCCTAATCATCCATGATCCACATAATGTGCAGTGGTCAATATCTGCATCTGTGGGCTCTTTGTCTAAGTGACCATACTTTAATTCTAATAAGGGAAGCAAGTCCTGGAGTCGGATAATGCAGGCATATTCCTCTGCACGTTCTCCCTGTCCATTCAGACGCAATACAGCAAAGCCTAATTCCCCCGAAACGGCTGTGCGTTTTGCTATCTGCTCCAAGACCTGCTTTGGTTGAAATCCAGCCCTTGCCTTGACCTCACAGTCAAATGGCACTGATTGAATATCCTTCCCTTTTCCGCGACCGACGGATGCATAAGGCCAGACCTTCCCCAAGTAATCTGCCACTATGCGTTCTGTCGCGAAACCTCTGTACTTCCTGTGCTGACTAGCCATTAACTGCCTTGCACTTGCGGCATTGCCATGCACCTACTGAAACCTGTTGATCCTTGATGATGATATCTGCGACTATATCGCTTGCCATAGTTGGCTCATTACACAGCTGACAGTTAAGAGTATCGAACATTGGTACATCCTCTACATTAACCCAGCCATCGACTGTATGAAACTCTGCGAATCCCATTATACCCTCGCCTTCTGTGGTTCCCATTTGCCACTGCTCGATAAGTTATACCAATACGTTGGACACTTATCCATCCCACCAATTTGACCCTTGGTGGCACAGAAGAATCCAGCCCAATCCTTGCCTGTCTTAGCAGAATGACCAGTTTTCCATTCCATATGCCCATGCTGACATGATGGTGCGTCTAAAGCCTCAGAAGTACCAAGAATCTCTGTGACTGTTGCCATTGCTGCATCTAATGTAACTGGTGCGTTTGTGGTCTTGACATTTGCACCAATAGGTGTTGTCCAGTAATCCACATCGCCTTCTTGAATGTCCTGCGGTGCAGGCTTTACTTGATCCTTAACTACTTTAAGAGCTGGATGGTTAGGTGAATTGACCTGGGCCATATTTTGTTTAGTGGGCTTCTTTTGCGTCTCTAAAACTAGCGATAATGCCCTTCCGATTGCGCTCGAGCAAGTATCTTCGACATACCATTTACGCATGCCTGTGTTAAACGTAGAAGCATCACCGAAAGCATAATCAACGCCTGCAGGCAAAGTGTCAATAGCGTTACGATAAATCTGCGCCGAAATAAGAACGATGCCCTTCTCTGGATTAAATTGGATGACATCAGTAACAATCCTTCCTTCTGGATAGGCCTTTTGGAATCGCAGAACTCTAGCTGCAACATCTTCATAATCGTCTAGGTTAAACATATAGTTCATTCTCCTCTGTAGCTAGTTGCCCCATTAAAGCGATATAGGCTGCTCCATCGATGTAATTATCTGGCTTATCGACTGTGCCTGAACTGGCTCTGGCAATCTTGATGAGC